TGTGCACTCTTTCCATTTGCTCTAACTTTATCTTTTAAATCTTCAATATCATTTAATGCTTTGTCTAATTGTTCTCTTAAAAATTCTATGTTGACTTTGTTTGTCATATTTTGTTCTTGAGTTATTTCTAATTTTTCTGTTGTTTTATATAGGTCTTCAATTAACATATATTGTTCTTGATCTGTAGGTAGTTGCTCACTTTTCTTGAGTAAGTCAGCCTCAAATAATTCACGTGAAGTCTCTAATGATACCAACCTGGCCGTGAGTTCGGTGTATGCAAACACACCAGCTGCGACCAGCAGAATTAACGAGGCAACCGTTTTCATCGGCATCTGCACGGCTGCAGATTCAGATATATTTAATGGTTTCTTACTCATCTTTAGGTTTTGGTAAAGGTAGTATATACCCTTCTGGTGGCACTTTCAATGTGCTGTTATTGTTGTCCAAAGTCTTAGATTTTGGATTTTCTTTGATATAATCTTCTTTTAATTCATCCCAAAGACTACCTGTGGGCATAGTCTCTACTTCATCAACCTGCGGTACAACTCCTCTGCATTTTGATACTAACAGGGCAAAGTTTTGATTTTGTGCAAGGCTTGGATTTTTATTTACCTTGTTACACATTTTCATTAATTCAAGTTGTTGTTTTAATTGTGCGTTTTCTTTTGATGTTTCACAGTCTGTGCCTAAATATTTTCTAAAAGTTAATCTTAGTTCTTGTGAGTTGCTTTCGTTCCAACTATGATCATAATTATCATATTCATAGTCACGATTAGATACAGATACATCTACCTCACCGCACCTAGTACTACCGTCGTTAAGATATTCGTTTCTACTGTGAGCCTTGTTTGGGTTTCCAAAATAAGTTAACAAACATATTAGAATAATTAGTATTGCTGTAAATTTGTAATTCATCCTGGCAATCTCCATGGTTCATCCTAATAGTTTATTTCTCTGTTTAAATCTTTAATGTCGTATTCCATTTGTCTAACCCTATCAGCTAAAACTTCGTATAAGTTTTCAGCCATCTCCCAGGTACCTTCAGCTCTTTCTAATTTTGCAATGATAGTGTTAACATTGTCAGTTAATACTGCCATATCCCTACGAATGTTTTCCACATCCATAGTTTTTAATTCTTGTATTTCTGCTTGATTTGCGTTGATGGTATCTGTTAGATTAACAATATATTTTACACCAGTGAACGTTCCGACTAGCACTGAAGCTACCACGGGGACCATAACTATATTTTTCTTTAACAGATCTACTAAATTCATAAGGCATAATTAAAATTAATTAGGGATACTATTTTATAGTTTTATAGAAGATAAATCAATCTTCTTTGTCTTCTATCTGGTAGAACATTTTGTCAGTATCTTCTGTAACCCAATCTTTATTTTCGACAGTCCAGTAAGTATTCTGGACTTTAAAGTCAGGCCAAAACTTATCTGTAGTATAGTGAGAAAGATTCCACAATATACGATTATTAGGCTGAGCAGCAAAATTGCCATTATCAAGTTCGAGAATATGTGCACACTTATGTTCTTGAGGTATTTCAGAATGGTCTGTATCCAGAATATTACTGTCCGGATGAGCCCAATCGATTGTGAATAAATACTCACCTTTATAATATTTTTTGTCTTTACCTAAAAACTTACCACGCTGATTGCAGAGATAGCTATAATGATGCACACTAGGGTAGTAACTAAAACAGTTCCACAATTCCAACTCGTCAACCGACATATCTGGCACCTCGGCTCTGTCATGCGATTTTTGGAAAAACGCGCTGATAGGCAATCTCCAATAACATGCACCGTTTGTAAGCATGACGTTAAATAAGATCGCCATTCCTGATATAGACGTGATACCGAAGATAACACACTCGAGACTTTCGCCTTTATGTTGTTTAAGATCATACAAATACTCCTTCCGTACTTTGCAATAGATGGGTGGTATATCGGCATTTAAGTACGTTGCCATTATTTTATATCTCCCCAACTACTACCAGATTCATAATCTACTTTGTTTGGAACTTCTAACTTTACAGCTGACTCCATAATTTCAATTATATCCTCCGCTTGTTTGTCAGATTCAACAGAAATATCTACTTCATCATGAATCTGTATGTGTGGTATTATACCATTTTCATATAATGCAACCATACTTTTTTTCGTCATATCTGCGGCACTTCCTTGTATTAATTTATTTAAAGCTTTGTATGTAAACGCACGTTTCAAAGGCTCATCATATTCTTTTCTTGCCTGTTCTAACGGTAATGGTTTAAATACACCAAATTGAACCGGCTGCCAAAGCTCGAAATGACACGCCCTACCAAGTAGTGTTCTAATCTTACCACGATCATTTGCTTTACGAGATACATTATCCATTAGTTGTTTTACGAATGGAGCTTTCGTGTGATATTGTCTAATTAATTTTTCTGCAGATTCTTTCATCAAACCTAACTCTGCCATTAATTTATTTTTACCCATGCCATACATTAAACCAAGATTAATTGTCTTGGCCTGTTTACGTTCTATTCCTGCCATGTCAGCAACAACCTGGTGGAAGTCTGCATCACCTGCATTGTATGCATCTACAATTTCATCAACACCAGTTAAGTTTTGTAACTTTGCATAGTGCACCAATATTCTAGGTTCTTGTTGTGAATAGTCAAAGGACCCCCATTTGTGATTACCTTCTGGAATAAATATAGATCTAATTAAAGGACCAAGTTCAGGATGTCTTGCAGGAATCTGTTGCAAGTTTGGATTAGACATTGAGAATCTTCCTGTAACCGTACCACCCGAGTCAGATCTAATTTGATTTATATCAGCATGTATTCTACCATTAACTGCATGTTTAGTTATAGAATCTATAAATGTGCTGTGAGCTTTATTAAGTTCTCTTGCCTCAGCAATTGCTTTTGGTAATTCATGCGGGTGATTTTGTAAAAAGTTTTTTGTAAAACTTGGCTCTTTACTTTTTGCTGTTCTGTCATAGGGCAATTTTAATTTATCAAATGCTTTTGCAATACTACGTGCTGCCATTATTTCTACGTTAACTCCAGTTAATGTTTTAATTTTATTTAATATTTTCTTTTCTTTGTGTATTAAAGATTTTTTAATATTATCTGCTTTCTCTAAATCAACTCTTACTCCTTTAAATCTCATATCAACTAGACACGGAAACAATTTTATTTCTAAATTAAATATATCCCACAGTTCTTGTTGATATAATTCTGTTTCTAGTTTCTGCCAAAGTTTTAATGTAGACTCTGCATCACGTTCCGCATACTGACCAACAAACATTGCAGGCAATCTCCATAAATCTTTTTTAGGATTAACTCCATATTCTTTTGCTGCCGCATTTAAAACACTTTCATCTTTACCAGTACCAACATAATATTTAGACAAAGTATTTAATTGATAAGATAATCTATTCTCATCGATTAAAGACGCTGCTATCATTGTATCTACAATTTTACCTTTAATAGTAAGTCCTGCTGATCTTAGCCAACAGATATCATACATTGCATTATGAAATATGAATGTTGTATCAGGTTGATTAAACATATCCTGGAGCCATGAAAACACCAGTTTTTTGTCCATATTACCGTTTGACTCGTGTCCTATAGGGAAATACCCTGACCACCCCTCTACGGCCACCGCAACGCCAGCAATGTGCCCTTTTCCAGTAACATTACCAGACCCTAACTCTTTTAAATGTGGATCATTAGTTTCTAAATCTATTGCTATTTGTTTGGCACCTCGAAGATCTTTTAATTCTTCTGGCATAACCCATTCAGTCTCTGGTGTAAACAGAGGTATCTGTGTGCTTCTCACTTATAATCCCTTTCAATAATCATCTCAATAAAATGAATGGCTTTTAATAAATCTTCTTTGCCGTTTTTATCTTGATGACGTATTATGTATTTAATAGCACAACCTTCGGGATATAACAACTTGTTTTCAATTACAAATTTACTTGGCTGTATCACATATTTTTGATAATGTTTTCCGCCAATTTGTTTATCATATGGTTTACTCATAATATATAAGCTTTCTCAAAATCTCTCGGATCCAAGACGTGTAATTCACGCTTCGCTCTTGTTGCTCCAGTATAAAATAATCTGTGTAATTCATCTGGGTCATGACTAAATGTTTCAAGCGCCGCATTGGTTATATCTTGCATCAATAAAACTTTGTCAGCTTCTCCTCCTTTCGCTCCGTGTATTGTTGACATTAATATACGAGGATTTTTATTTAACGTTTCACCATTCGCCCTCATATTACGAATGTAATTTTCAGTGATAGGATCAAGACCTTCAAATGCTTCATACCAAACTTTATCTGTAATTAGTCCGTGATCTTTTTTACATTCCTCTAAAGTATATTTATCTTCAGAGTGTAATGTTTTACTTTTTCTAAATCCTTCTAATACATTTGATCCAAGATATTCATATATATTTTTTATTTCTAAATGATTTAATTGTGCACCTTTACGCCAAGCTTCCCAATTATTTAATGCTAATAAAAGTTTAAGAGATATAGAGTTACGTCCTTTGTAAGAATAATACCAGCCTTGCAACTCACATAAATCTTTTGCATCTTCTAAAAAATAATTTGCAGAAGATAATACTAACCAGTTACCCTTTGACATATCTACTTGTGTTATGTCAGAGTATCTACGCAACACTCCTTGTTCTGTTCTTGGTTTATACTCTTTATTAAATCTACTTTGAACCTGTCCTATTATTTTTTGTGACAGTTCATGTATAGGTCCACCAGGTATACGATAAGATTGATCCAATACTTTGATATCATTAACTTCTTCTTTTAAAGCTATAAAGTGATCTACATCCGCACCTGCCCATTTAAATATAGCTTGGTCGTCGTCACCAGCTATGTAAGTTTTTTCTGCATCTTCCCAAATACCTCTCACCATTTCCCACTGCAGCAAAGATAAATCTTGTGCCTCATCTATGAATAAAACCTTGAATTTATTATGTTTTTTTCCCTCAATGAAATCCTCTAATAAATCATTAAAATCTTTTAAACCTTTTTCTTTTTTAAATCTCTTCAACTCTTCTGATAAAAGATATAAAGTATTGCGTTCAATATCTAAAATGTTTTGTCTCGAGTCATAATACTCTAACAAATCCATTCTTTTAACAGCTGCTGTATTTATAATTGTAAGATACTCATTGTCAGAATTAAACGTACCATCACTGTCAGAAAACTTAGCTGTCTTAATTGGAATACCACACTTCTTGCCGAACTCTTTGTAATCCTCAGCCCCTAACATTTTTTCTTTTGTCATTCCTAATTGATTAAATGCATATGAGTGTAAAGTTCTAAAATATGCTAAGTCATTATCTATGTCCAGACCAAATTTATCCGCGGCCCTCGTTGCTGCTTCCGTGGCAGCTTTTTTAGTAAACGAAAAATAACCTATTTGTTTAGGTCTGATTCCGTCTTGTATGAATTGATCTACCAGGTTTAACAATGTTGTTGTCTTTCCTGTTCCTGGTGGACCTAATATAATGGTTTTCATACGCTTGTTGTTCACACTCCTTTGCTTTTTTCTTTTCTCCATTATCCCATAACCATTTAGCATGTCTTATAAAAATAATATTTTTATCTATTCTCATTAAAAATTCTCCTGTTGATATGGCACCTTGGATATAGATGCATCTGTTTGTTTCATGGTTTCTATTTTAATTAATCTAGGTTGTTGTTTTTTTATTCTAACTCTTTCCTCTCCTATAAATCCATCAAGTTGTTTTATTAAATTACCTGTTTGATTTTTGTCTTTTTCCCAATGATTACGCTTACAAAAATTAAAAAAGTCTTCCATTCTAAAATAAGTAAACTCTCTTTTTTCATCTGTGTAGGGTAATTTATTTAATATATCATCAAAGGTTCTTGCTGATTGTCTATTGGTTGTCCAGTCTTGTAATAAATTTGTAAGTTCATTTACTGGATCTAAAGACTCTAAAGGTTCTACTTCTTGTAAACCTGTCATCATAGGTTTTAAAAAATGTTGCTTCCAATCTTTTGATTTTGGAACTGGCACAACTAAATTAGCTTGATCTAAACACGCTAATGCAAAAAGTTGTGGACTATAAAGTTGTTCTGATTTTAATTGTATTCTCTTTTTGTCTACATCTAAAAACCATTCTGGTGGTTTAGATGCATACTTTGTAAGACTACCTAACATTGGCATCTCTTCCTCACCAAAACCCACACCAAATCTTTTTGTTCTACATAAACCAGATTGACATACTGCATTTATTGGTGAGTCTTTACATCTATATTTATCATAACCTTTTCTGTTTACAGATTTAATTAATTGTTGCACTTCACTATTACTAAGTGCAGGTTCCATATATTTTAAATTTGCCTCTACAATTTTATCCTCCCATGTATCTGGGCTTGATTGTTTGTAATACACCGCAATATTAAATAGTGCATTATTTCTAGAGCCTTGTCCAAAACCTGTTGATGCTAACTTATTTAAGCAAGGGGGTCCTCCAGGAAATGATTCTTCTATTTTTTTCGTTTCCGTTTTAATTTGTTCCACCTCTTCGCTTCGTAAAGAAAACTTATCATAGAGCTGATAAAATTCCTCAAGTGTACAACCGGCGCCATTATCGTTGATAGCATAACGTAGTCCTTTCATTTGATTGTAGTAGGGTAGATTTAAAAAGTTACCCGTATCCCCACGTTCTACAAGTATCTCTGTTTGTTTTGGAAATATTTCTGACCCCTCATATCCAAGTATGATTGCCATTTGTTTTAATTTTGATTGCATCAAAGATGCAGGAATATTTTCTTTGGTAAATAAAAATACATGCGCTCCACCAGATTTACTGCGGCAGACTATTAAGGGTAATTTATGATTCCTAATACTTTTAATGAGGCTAGTGTGATCAAAGTTATATTCGTCAATATCAATACAGCCCCACCTACAATCATTATCTTCTGTAATAGGGATGATTCCAAGTGCTGGTCCTTTGCCTTCAAGATGGTTTGCCCAGAGTTCGTCTGTAACTTGTCCACGAACAATAAAAGCTTTTCCTTTTTGTTTGCCGTTGTCACCACGTTCACCTGGTTGGTATTGTCCATATGCTATTTCTAGTCCTAAAAATATTGATTTGAATTTATCTATTATCATTTCTTTTTTCTTTGTAAAGGGGAATCCGCTAAACAAGTAGATCCCCCTATCATTATAACATTAGTAAGGACTTGAGTCTCTTACTTTCTCTTCCACATCTGCTTTTGTTTGAACGTTACCTTTAGATACATTACCAGCAAAATCTTTTGCACTTAAGTACAAAGACTGGTCGTTTTGATCTAAAATTCTGTTCTGTGTTACTACCCAACCAAACCAAGAACCTTTATCATTCTTTTGTAGAGTAGATGCCAATGTGTAGACAACCCCATGCATTGGCGGAATCACAAAACCACCTTTGCCGTTAGGTATTTGTGTGGTTTTCATCATAGAATTCCACTTTTTACTAACGTTTAATTGAGTTGACTTCATTGTTATTAAAGCTGGTGTATACCCACCAGTCTTTGTTTCCACCATTACAAAGTAAGATGCAGTCTCTTCAAGATAATTACCATTTGGTAATCTAATCTTTGAGCCTTCTCTCTTACCTGTACCGATCACCGCGCTGTTCGGTAGGTGAATTGCCACAGGTGCCCCTGGACCATCCCCTCTATCCGACCATTCTGGATAATCTTTTTTGTAGTAGCAAGGAATAACCTTGATACCCACCTTACCATCGTACAATTCGTTGGTAACAGTGTTATAGATCATGCCTGGTTTGGCACTATCTATATATTTAGCATCACCTTGTGTTACTTGTGGTGATAGTTGTCCTAAGATTCTGACAAACGGTAACGCCATGTCGTCTTGCGTCATGTTCTCAAAACCTTTTGATACATCATCACCAAATAACGCAAGCGATGTTTGTGTCTTAGCTTTTATTTCATTAGCCATTATACATCCTCCATTATTTCCGAGTTATTTTAGTTTTGTCTTTAATCCAAGTACTAAAGACATCGGAAGGCATATCGAGCCCGGACTCGATACGCTCCCTAAATAGGGCAGTTAATGTAGCCCAGGCCACATCAGATTTCTGTTGTGGTTCAAACCCATTAGCCGCCGCAAGGTCCAACAATTGTTTCGCCTTGTCGTCTTCTCCCTTTCCAAAAGTTACAAACACATTGTTTTTAATAATGTCTCCTAAATTTTGGTCACGAAGCCATGCATAGCATTGCTCTCTTTTTGTTCCATCTTTTGGAAGAGTGCATCTATATTCTTTTTTCACAGATACTTTAGATCCATCAGCTAACTTAATTTCTGATAGTCCTTGCTCTGCGAGTAATTCTGGAATCACACGAGAGCTGATATCATCAGCCTCTGCTTTCTTAGATTTTAATTGCTCCTCTAACGCAGCAATCTCATCCTCTTTTCTTTTTAACTTTACACATTCTTGTGCAACGGTTGTTACCTCTACATTGTCTAAGAGATCTTTTGAATCTCTTACCATTTCTTCTCTTACATCAAAGCTACCGCTTCCTGTAAACACTTTTATTTTTTGCTTTACAGACATTTTTATCCTTTCTGATACATGTCCACTTCTAATGGATAGTATCTATGTTCACGTTTGTCCCATTTCAACATATTAAACTGTCCATTTGTTACATTAGATACAGTTGCAGTTGATATACCTATTATTACAGGATCACCTACTGCAAGTAAATAATCTTCTTTGCGAAAATCTTGTAAATTTTTTTGCATCTTCTGCGTGTATGGTGCAGTAGAATATATTGCCTGGTCTCTGTTAGGCAAACATATTACAAGATAACCAAAGTCGGACGCACTTAATATATTTATATTAGGAGCTGGTTGTTGAACAACATAAACAAATCTCTCTTTAGGGTTGTTTTTATTAAATTCTAAAAACTCTTCTAAAGATTTTGGTTTATATAATTCAAATATTTTATTTTTCATTTCTTAGTTCTTGACATCTTATATAATAGTGTTTATATAATTGTCAACTAGAAAGTAGAAAAAATTATGAATTATAAATTTAAAACAAAACCTTACGACCATCAGATTACAGCATTAGAAAAATCTTGGGATAAAAAAGAATACGCATATTTCATGGAGATGGGTACAGGTAAATCTAAAGTGTTGGTAGATAATATTGCTATGCTTTATGATAAAGGTAAAATAAATGCGGCGTTAATTATAGCACCAAAAGGTGTTTATAGAAACTGGTATTCTCAAGAAATACCAAATCATTTACCTAGCCATATAGAAAACAAAACGGTATTATGGACTGCGACTACATCCAAAGCAAAGGATAAAGAGTATCAACAATTGTTTAAAATAGATTTAGACCTTCACATCCTTATAATGAATGTAGAAGCTTTCTCGACAAAGAAAGGCCTAGAATTTGCCACATCTTTTCTTAATTGCCACAATTCATTAATGGCAGTTGATGAGTCTACGACTATCAAAACTCCAAGTGCAAAAAGAACAAAAGCTATTTTAACTCTTGGTCAATCTGCTTTATATAGAAGAATCTTAACTGGTTCGCCTGTAACCAAATCACCATTAGATCTTTACACACAATGTGGTTTTTTAGATGGATACCTATTAGGTTTTGATAGTTACTATGCATTTAGAAATAGATATGCAGTCATGGTTGAAAGAAATTTTGGTGGACGTAGAGTACAAATACCAAAAGGTTATAAAAGACTCGGTGAGTTATCTGATAAATTAAAACCTTTTTCTTATAGAGTATTAAAAGAAGATTGCTTAGATTTACCAGATAAGGTGTATATTAAAAGAGAAGTTGATTTAACTGATGAGCAGAAAAGCACATACACAACTATGAAATCCGCGGCCCTCGCTCACCTAAAAGGTAAGATGGCAACCGCACCTCACGTATTGACACAACTGATGCGTTTGCACCAGATCACATGTGGGCACCTAAAGAATGACGACGACACTATTACAGAAATAAAAAACAATCGTATATCTTCTTTGTTAGAATTATTGGAAGAGGTAGAAGGTAAAGTAATTATTTGGGCTAACTATGTTTATGATATTAAAAGAATAGTGAAAGCCATTGGTTTAAAATATGGAGAACAATCTATTGTTCAATATTATGGTGCTATACCTGCAGAACAAAGACAAACCAACATAGAAAAATTTCAAGACCCAAACTCACCTGTAAGATTCTTTGTAGGTAATCCACAAACAGGTGGTTATGGTATTACATTAACAGCTGCAAATAATATAGTTTATTACTCTAATGGATATGATTTAGAAAAAAGACTACAGTCAGAAGACAGAGCCCACAGAATAGGACAAAAAAAGGCGGTAACATATATAGATCTTATAGCACCAAAAACAATAGATGAAAAGATAGTAAAGGCTTTGCGTAAAAAGATAAACATAGCAACAGAGATAATGGGTGAAGAGTTAAGAGAATGGATATAAAATTTGAAATAGAACCAGTATTTAAAATAGAATTCTTTAAAATTAAATGTATTGATTTTAAAAATAAAAAAACAAAAATAGAAGAAGTTTTAGAACGATACCCAGAAATGCCTTTTGGTAATTTTTATAGTAATAGAAACAAAGCTAGAATTAACAAAGAGTTATTAGAAATATTTAAAGAAGAGTTCTATTTAATTAGAACTAAGTTTAATGCTGCAATTGTTTTAGATAGAGCATGGTCTGTTACTTATAACAAAGGTGATTATCATGTTCCACATAATCACAGTTCGCAAGGTTACGCAGGTATTATTTATTTACAACAAAGAAAAGATTCACCAAAAACAACTTATATACAACCTTGGAATAATCAAGAAGATAAAAGTGTTTTATATTCTCCCGAGGTTGAACAAGGAGACATGATGATAGTCCCACAATTTTTAATGCATTACACCGAGCCCAATAAAGTTTATTTTAAAAAACGTATAATATCTTTTGATTTTCATTTAGACCCAATATTATTTTAATGGATATAATTATCTTAAACGATGGACTATATTATTTAATAGAAGTTACTAAAGAAATGGTTGAAGGAGAAACTTTTAGTAATTGTTTTGATCTTTGTGACATCATGAGAAAAAAACTAGCAACTTACCACGAAGATATAAACAGATATTTATTAAAAGATGGTAGTGTTTTCTTTGGATGCGTTTGTAATTAAATTAATTCTCTTGCTAAACCAAGTATAGGTTTGTATTTTGTTTTACCTTCTGATTTAAATGCGTGTAAGAATGATGCACGTCTACCTTCAGGTATCCAGCTACAATGTATCCACCCACTGTTTGGTTCACCTGGAGTGTAAAACTCAAGGATCAATTGATCTGGTTCAAGATTTAATTTAATCCAATCAAAAAGTTCAGCGTTGTCTACACCTGGGCATTCGAAGTCTGCGGCTTCGGCCTTAGCATGTTGTGAATTTGCCGAGCTATTGATAGCTATACATAACTCCACGCTACGGAATCCGCTGGTTATTTTTACTCTGCCGAAATGGTCACGTACTGGCTGCAAAATATTTTCACATAATGCTTTTAATTTTTCTATTTGTGATGCCCATGCGTATAGCAGTGTCTGATTTAGTTAGCTCTGAAAGGCTAAAATTACGTGTAAGATTCATTAATTAAATATAATTCCTAATGCGAAGAGTGTAGCAGATCCCGCTGCTGCTAAGAGAACCCAATAGACTTTATCTATCTTACCGCCCAATTTCTCGACGTCTTCGTGTACATGTTTTAAATTCTTTTTGACACCTGATATGTGTCCATAAAGGGATAAAATGTGTTCTCTGGTTGTTTTGGGTTCTATTGCCATTATGTTACTCTTCTTTGTTTTCTTCGAATTGCTTTTTCAGTAGGATCTAAAAAAATTTGTTCTGATAAAGTCAACCCACTAACTGGATCTATATTACCAAACTGGGCATTGTTTACAAGTGCTGGATCTGGTAGGCCTGGTAAACCTGGAGTGGCTGCTGCTGGGCCAAGTGTAGGTTCTGGTAAGTTACTGAAAGGATTTTCAATCGGAGGAAATACATCACCCTCCAAAGTAGTTTCTGATAATACGTCTCTTATTCTTTCTATAACATCTATCGCTTGTTCAAAAGCATTTGGTGCTCCTATCTCTCTAGATCTCGTTTCAAATAGTTCTGCTACATCTCTTGATACAGCATAAGGTCTAAATAATCCTTCATCTAAAAATCCATAAGCTCTTTTTTCTCCTCTACTAGCCATATTTTCTGCAATAGAATCTCCGCTCATACCTAAAATTTTAGCTGCATCTATATCTAAATACATTCTTCTATTAACTTCATACAAAGCTCTGTTTGCATCTATATACGCATCAACAACTTCTTCGGGTGTTATAACACCGCCTTTTAAAGTTCTTTTTGTAAAAATATTTCTTGAATTTCTTATACCATCTTTAAATGATGTAATTTTATAATTTAAAGATTTACTAGGATCTACATTTACTCTACGTAAACCAGCTATACCTAGTAACTCATTTCCTAATTCATATTGATTACCTCTTTGATCTAATCTTCCAAGGTCATCTATCGGTCTTATTGCTAAACCAAGTCTACCCATCTGTCTCCAGTTTAATGGTGCTTGTGCTTCTACTAAGTGAGCTACTGATTTTGCTATCTTAGTTCCAATAGGATCTATTGCAGGGTCTTGATTATATATTTCCCTACCATCTGCTGTTCTACCTGCTCTACCAAGTATCGGCGCAATATCTTGTAACGCTTCTGTCCAAATAGATTCTGATATAAATGGTTGTCCTATTTCTTTTGTAGACTCAATGAGTCCAAGAATAAAATCATCCATAATACCATCTTTATCTGCTCTACCAGAATTGACTGCATTAATAACAGTTTGTATTGGTCTTGTTAAAGTATCGTATGCATTTAAGTGAGAAAAATCTACGTACGAAAATTTACCGTCATCATTTTTAAATGGTACAAGCACAGAATTTTTAGACCATTCTGGTACGTATCTTCTCATTGCTTCTAATTCTTCGTCTGCAATATCGTATATAGCTTGGAACATAGAAACAGTTGCAAGTGGTAATGCAGCTGTTGTAGCTCCCATACCAAACAGTCTTTGTAAGCCTCTGCTTCGTAATGGATTAACTTGTCTACCGTTAATCGTAGCTGTATAAAATATTTCATCTAACGCTGTTGATACTATGTTTGTGCCTGTTCTCATTATCTCTGCAGGAAAGGCTACAAAGTTACCAACTGGTAGTTTTCTTAATCCTTTTACAAACTCTGATACAAACGCATAGTTTGGCACATTATTTTTAACAAGATCAGCTGCAGCTTTTTTAATATACTCTTCATTAAATATTTGTTTTTTACCCTTTGGATCTATGAATGATTGACCTAATTCTAACCCTGCATTTTTATAAGCTTCTTTTATTTTTCTTTGTTCTCCTAAGAATGTAAATATCTTCCAAAAATCATCTTCGGCCGTGTACGCATCTTGTGCAAATTTTTGTGTTTTTTTTAACCCTCTCATAAAAGTATTAAAACCATTGTAGTCTGGACCAACGTTGTTTAATACTTTACCAAACTCGACATCCTCTAATAGATCCATAACCTGTCTAACCTGGACCTGTGAGTTTACCACACCGAGCTCTAACAACTCTTGATAGAACTCGTTGTCTTTTCTAAATCCTTTTACCTGTAACGCATCAAACGCTCTCTTAACATCATCCGTTCTACCAAAAGGCACAAAGCCATTTGCTGCTGCAAAAGCAGAAGCACTAATAAAGTTTCTTGCGTGAGTAAATGGTGCAAGAATTGTTTTAGCCATTTGTGATGTAGCTTTTGGATACAACACTAAGTTTTGATATAGTGTTGCTGGTAAATCTTTACTTCTACCTAGATTGCTCACTTCTTTTAAAGCATCTGCATAATCTTTTAATGCATATTTACCTGCAATAGGATTTGTTATTTCATCTATAATATTTAATTCTGTTAACCTTGCTTCTTCTACTTTATCTACCGGTTTAATTGTACCGTCAACATCTTCAAATCTACCTAATTTTGTAGTTCTAATTGAACCACCTTTTTGTGGAGATATGATTGCAAAATCTCTATCCTTTACAGCAAGTTGACCAAAATATTTTTTTGCTTCTCCAGGACTGTTAACAAGAAAAGGCACTCTTGGTTCTGGTCCTTGCTTACCACCAGCTAACCATTCATCATATTCAACTTTATTTTTGTTTGATTGCACTACAAGATCATCAAGATATTGATTTAATCTTACTTGTATTGATAATGCATTTGTACCTTCCACGATTGTTGACATAGGGTTTTCTGTTTTACCTAATAATTTTCTCATAACGTCTCGACCTACCCCCGTGAGATCAGTCATGTTTTTACCACCAATTGTTTTTACAAAAGATTTATCTTTTGCCATTGTTTTAGTAATATCATCTGCTTCTGACTTAACAAAAAATGCAGGCACAGATCCAAATCTAACTTCTCCTGATTTAGTTCTCGGATTTAACATAATTCCTCTAGGTAATTTAGCGTTTGTCCACACTTCATTAACCATAGATTTAGCTACATCATCTGGCAATGTAATACCTTTTTTAGCAGCTTCATCTTTAAAATCTTTTATAGCTTCATTAATAACTTTTTTACTTGGTCTATAATTATCTGCTATAGACATAGGATTATTTTTAAATACTTGATAACCTCTATCTAACGCGTTATTAATTGCTGCTGGTATTACTTTTTGAAAATCTTTAAGAGCGTCATCTGTTAATCTACCACCCATCATAGTAAATAATTCTGACCACGTTCCTCGTATGTCTTTAAAATTTTCTAATAAAGTTGCTACGTCTTTTGGATCAGCTTTATATGTAGAAATTAATTCTTGAGAAAGTTGTGAGGCTTTAGTTGGATCTATATCTTTTAATGTAACAGCACCAGTTGTTGGATCTATATTAGGTCTTAAATTGTTATCGTCGGTTAATATATCATTTAATTTTTTTAATAAGTCTTTTCTTTTTGGATCATCCATTTTAGAAAATATATTAGTTTTTAATATTTTGTTGACTGTCTTATCAATGGCTATCATAGCGTTTTCAGCTTTGTTTGTATCTTTAGCTAATAAACCTTCGTATTTTTTTTGTGCTTCAAACCCTTCTTGAACTAATGGTCCTCTAGCTCTTAATGGTTTAGATATCCATTTGTCTATCCATCGCTCCATGGGGTCTATAATAGCTTTACCTGTGCCTCCAGAGTTTCTTAATTTAGATATACCTTTACCAATAGCTCCAATACCGCCTGTAAATAATGTGCCTTCTACACCAAACTTTAATCTGTTCAATAATTCTGTTTGAGGATCGCTTGTATCTCTTTCTATTTCCGTTGGTCCACCAAGAAAATCACCAAATGACCCAGCTTCTTCTACATCGCCTACAAACACTCCTTCTGCTACACCACCAGCCACAGCACCTTTACCAAATCTTTTTAATTTTTCATTTCTGCTTAAATACTTACCAGCTTTTTTTGCTTGTAATGTTGCTTTTGTTAAACCTGACCCTATTTTAAATGCAATACCACCTGGTATACCAATGTTAATAATTAGTTCTGTAATTCTACCTGCAGCTGTTGCTTCTGCTGCTTCATCAAAAGGATTAATTTCATCAAAATATGCCTCAACTGCCTCTGCTCTGTTTTTATCTACACCTAAATCTAAAAGAGTTGCGCCAAGTGTTGCAGCTCCTTCAAATATTTTAAATACACCAGAGCCTACACCTGCTAATATAGATTTAGTTAATCCCGTTTCTTGTCTTTCATCTTCTGGAGTTCTAATAACAGGCATGTGTCTCCTATGCGTTTATAAAATCAATTTTATTACCGTCACTGTCAAATGTGTATGATTGTCTTGTATCTTCTTCTATATATATTACACCCACATCCTCTTCTGCACTAAATTTAAACGCACCACCCTCTTCTACAGGTATCATATCTTTAGATTTAACAACTTCAAATTTAGGAGTTGGTGAGTCTTTTCCTAAAATTTCAAGTGCAGCATCTTTTACTCTATTTGAAAATCCAGTTGATTTAGATCTAGCATACGCTTGACCAGGAGTTAATTTTTTTCCTTCAGCTACAAATTTAGCTTGTAATTCTAATCTTTTAATTAAAGTATTTGCTTCTTGTTTAGATATTTCACCTTTAATATATTTATTAATTGCAAGAGCTGCGGCACTATCATCTATTTTTCTAGCTCTGCTTGGTCTTTTAACTTCTTCTGCTGCAAATTCTCCAAATGCAGATTTAACATCAGCACCCGGCGCTAATGCTTTTCCAGCAAAACTTAATAACATATCAGATATATCTTGGCCTCTAGCTTTGTCTTTACCTAATACTTTAGCAAATTTTTCTTTGTCTATCTCTACACTTTCTTCCATGTCAGATTCTTTAGCTTTAGGGTCAACTTTAGTCATGTCTTCAACTAATTTTCTTAACCTTATATTTTCTATTTGATCTGGTGTTAATGCTTTTTCCTCACCATCATCTAATGGATTGTCAGTTGATTTAGCTAAGTTAGCTTTTTCAATAGCTGCACGTTTTTCTCTATCTTCAAGTCTACCAAAAATACGAGGATATGTGTCTGTTTCAGGATCATAACCAGCTAATACATCTGTTGTACTTATTGGTTTTCCTTCTTTATTTTTATCAGATAACTCTTTATAAAAATCTCCGACATCTACATTAGTTTCATCAAATGTAAATTGTTCTTGAGGAGAAAGTTCACCAGGTTTTCCTTTCATAAATTGTAATGCTGCATCTGTTCTAGGCATATTCATCGCTGCAATTCCTGCTGTAGGTAAAAATGGAATAGACATTAATCCAAGACCTTTAGCAGCTCCTAAACTTAAAGGTAAACCACGACGAAGTAATCTTAACTCGTCCATAAAACTACTAGGTGCAAATTGTCTAGGAGTATAACCAGTCATTTTAAAAGGATTTTGATAACTACCTCTACTTGCGAATGTTGGTCTTCCTGAAGAAAGTGTTGAAGTGGATGTTGGATTAAAAGTTGAACCCGATAATCTACCACCAAATAATCCTCCTGTAGGTCCACCATTAGAAAAACCAACTCTGCCACCTTTGTTATAAGACAACCCAGATGTAATGCCCGTTCCGCGACTATCGACGGGTCCGCCTCTAAACATCGGTCTTCTAAATGTATTCATTATCCAAATATTCCTAACTTACCTAGTACACCGCCAGCTCCCGCTGCGCCTCCTAAGAAGCTAGCTAATGGACTTGCTGGTGGGGCGCTTGATTGAAACCCAACAGTTGTAGTAGGAAATGCTCCCGGTTGTATTTGTGCTAACTGTTGTCCTACTAACCCTAATCTTGTAAATGGTTCAAACTCTGCTTCTCTTGCAGCAATTTGATTTGCATCTAATTGTGCTTGTGCAAACGCTTGATCAGCTTGACCAATTCCTTGTTGGAATGCACCAAGACCTTGTCTTGCTGTTAGATCATTTGCTGCCGCTGCTTGTGCTTGCATAAATCCTTGGTTTAATAATTGTGCTTGTAAGTTTGCTCTATTAGCTAATTGATTATTTAAAAATTCTGCTTCTAAAATACCAGATCTAGCTCCACCAAAAGCTCCTGCACCAATAGCTGCATCTCTTAATCCTGTTTGTTGTATTCCTTGTTGTCTATCAAATTCTGCAAGTGTTGTATCAATAACTTCTTGTTGATACGGAGACATAAAAGGTTTGAATGCATCTGGACCAACCAAAGATCCTAAACCTGATGCTGCCGTTGTTACATCTTTTTGTAATTGTGTCTGTGCCGCTACTTGTGGATCAAATTTTGTAGTGTCAATTTGTTGTCCAATAAGTGGAGTTAATTTTTTAGTAAAGGCTGTAAGTGCACCTTCGAGTACCGGTGCTGGTAATACCTGTGTTTGTTCTATTGCCATTATGCTCTAGCCTCCAATTGATTCATTAAATTATACATACGTTGTGCTCCTTTATTTACACTACCACCACCCGCTGCTCTGACTGCATCAGCAGTCATTACAAATTCGTTCTTAGATAATCGTGCAGGTACGTCATCTGCTTTTTCTTTTTTGCCTATTGGCACAAATCCGCCACCTCTTAAATCCATTTCTCTACCACCAAAGTTTAACATACCGCCGTCTTTTAAGCTAGCAATTCCTCCATCTTTTAATCCTATTTCATCAAACGTATCTAATATATCTTCTTCTCCAAACCCTGATACTTCCATCGCTTCTCTGATCGCGGCTCTTCTAGCATTTGCGATAGCTGCTTCGTCCGCTCCTGCCGCCGCAAGTTCTTCTGCTTCTGCTTTTTGAAAATCTCTTAATGCTGCTGTTGCAGTCGTATAACCTAAATCACCAACAGCTTGTGCCGTTGGCAGTGCAAGTGCTTTACCTGCTGCTTTAGCTCCTTCTTTTGAAAATAAATCTATACCACCAGCTTCTGCACCTTTACCTATTGATCCTAATGTTTTTCTAGTGCCACTTAATAAATCTGCACCTTTAGCTAATCCTGTTAAACCAAGATCAGCTGCTTTTGTAAAAAATCCTCTATTTCCTAAAGCTTCCTGAATTAAACCATCAGGCATAATTCCTAATTGACCTTTAGTTGTCATATCTCTTAAAGTATCACCAAAACCTTGTGTTGTACCAAGACCTTGTAAACCTGCTAAACCTGCTGACAATAAACTAATATCTTCGCCTTCTGGATCTGCTGCTGCCTGTGCTCCTAAATTAGCTAGCGTTGATAAAAGAGCTCGTCCTCTAGTTCCCGAAAAAATTCCTGCACCTGGACCAAAACCTTGTCCAGGTAACATAAAAGGAGTAGCCGCTGCTAAAAAAGGCAACGCCGGTCTTATTTCCTTCGGAATAATTTTTTGTGAAATTTTTCTTACTGGTTCAAATGCTTGTGATACAAAGTCTCCAACGCTACTTATTCCAAATCCCATAGTTCCTCTTTATATTATTGATGTTAAAGCAAGTACGCAAAGCTTGTAAATAGGCGAGTGTTGTACAATTTACTAGGTTTTTGTGCATTCGTCAACGACCTATAAGTTAGTTTTATTGCCCAAAGGCAAGCCTTGTATCTTAACATGTACGCTTCTTGATATATCATTTTGTGTAGTATCAGTAACTGGGCTATCTACGTCCTCTTGAGCCTCCGCATCTGATAGATATTCTCTACCTGTTTTTAGGTGTTTTATAGTCACTTCTACACGAGGTTTATAAACTTTTACTTTTTTACCGCCTATAACCTGATCTTCAAATGACTCCTCTTGTTCTACAAATGGCATTATCTGTCCTCTCTGTTTATTTCTAATACTGATGCAACAACATCTACCGCACCACTACTTGCTTGCACCTTTAATATCTCACTTTCTTTCATAATTAAAGGTTCACTCAATACTTGTTCTTTTTGATTAGCAGTTAAATTAACATCATTATCTATCACAAAAACAGCTGCAGCTGCATCTACCAAAGTTACTTTAACGACCGCTGTACTACCAGCGTCTTCTGCTATATTTAAAGATTTTACAATAGCTCTAGAATTAGATGGCACTGTGTATAAAGTGGTAAGTGCTGTAGTCGTTAAACTTGTTTTTTCGTTTTTATATATATTTGCCATTAGCCTAATCCTAACCAAGTAAATCGTTCTTGGTCTTCT